TTACTTGTCGGCACTCTCCCGAGATTTGCGCAGCCGCTCAAGCAAACCAGACTTACCCCGATCACGATAAGATTTATTTTGTTCATCCAGTTTTTCATAAGATTCTTGAAGCTCTAAATTTTCTTCTGCTTGCTTGCGTCTTAGTTGCTCTTTGCCCAGCATATACGCTAAAAATGGCTGCATTAGATCGCGCAAAGCTTGCAGCAATGCTGATCTCCAAAGCGGCATCACGTTTCAAGACTTCTGATCAATTTTGGCCTGCGTGTTTTTATTCATCACACGTCCCACAACATAGGTAATCACCATGGCTGCGATGCTGGCGACTGAGGCTTCATTAAGGTTAAGTCCCAATTCTGATGCACCTGCAACAGCAATGCTCCCGATTAAGGTTGCCCAAAATTCAGTGGTTTTAATGCCTGGTTTCATATTATGTCTCCTGTTTAAGTTTATGCATAAGCTCGTTTTAGCCACCCTTTGAGGAACTTCGCTCGTTTGGGTTTTGTAGCTGCGAGTGTTCGGTAATATCCGGCAGCTTCTGATTTCAAGGCTGCAAGCAAATCCGTCAGATCAGCTTTATTGATGGCGGCAAGCGTCATAGGGCCTAAAATGCCGTCTTCCAAAATATCTTGTCCTGTGGCTCTTAATGCTCTTTGAACAAGCCTGTGCGCCCAGTTTGATCCCATATTTACCGCCAGATCAAAAACTTTGGTCGCTAAGTTCACGTCTTTAATGTCTTTATAAAGCTGAGGTTCCCAAAAATCCCGTTTATAGATGGTTTTGGCTTGATCAACAGTCAAAGTATCCACGTCAATATGAGGGTAGCTGCGTTTGGAAATTCCAAATTTAGTTTCCCCGCCGTCATCGTCTATGTCGTTGCTGTAGCCACCTTCATGGGAAAGCACAAAGCTGACTGCATGTTCAAAACGTTCATCGATCAAAGTGTTAGGTTTATTTGCCATGGCTGATTCTTGCCTCCAATTCATTGATTTCTTCGTGAAGGGAGATAATGCGCTCTTCCAGCCGAAAGACTTTTTCTGCAAGCTGCTGGTTTTTTTGAAACCATTCCTCCTGCATCACAACCCTTGTATCCAGTTTTGCTGCCCACCATATGGCGGTGAGTGTTTGTAAAATCATCGCAACAACAAGTCCTATGGGGATTTTGCGATCCCATTGCCACCTTGTGAGCATATTCGTTTTATTGGTCATCCATATCTCCCTCAAAATCACGCGAAGCATCGATAGTGGTACGGTAACCGCTGCTATCTAACGTGTGCTCTGCACGTGTTATTATCCAGTCGCTCGGAATGCCGGAACGAAACCCCGATAAGTAAATTTTGGATTCCGCTACCAGATCCGCACGACCTGCTAAGGTTATATTCAAGGTTTGTGTGCCACGTGTCAGGCGCTCGAGTTTTGCTTGTGCCGCAGCCTTTGCAAGTCCGCTATTTGGGTAAACACCACGAAGTGTATGCACAGGGTCACCATCTCCTGCTTTTTCCTCGATGGGCTCAGCTTTATCGGGATCATGCCAATAGCAAATGACAGAAGCTTGATGATCACGCTCAGCAAAGGTGACACGCCAACTGGAGACTTCTTTTAAATCAATAGTGCTGCCGCCAATCAACTGCCCGGTAAAAGATTTAGCTTTACCTTCGGGGACAAATAACAAAAATCCATTGGCGGGTTTACTGATGGCACCATGAAGTTGCGCAAGACGGGACAGTAAATGCATATCGCTTTCTGCCGTTTGATCAATATGCGGCAGGATAATATCTGCAAATTGTGAAGCAATGCGTGGTTCATAGCCGTGTTTGGCTGCAATGGTGCTCACCAAATCACCAATGGTTTTTTGATGCCACTCATCGGTTTTTTGGGATTTAAAGGAAGCTTTTAAATCAGCGGCATGACCTTTAATTTTCATGACTTGGGGATGGCCTTCAAGCGTGACTTCATCAACGATATAAAGTCCCATCGAGACAAGGCCTGTTTCAACATAACCCAGATGCACTTGTAATTTGCTTCCTGAGGAAGGCATTTCAATGAGGGAATCGCGATCATCTAAACAAATTTCCACACTATCGCTGGTAATCCCGGCTTCATCAGTGATGCGAAGTGAGATGAGCCTTTGTTTAATGAGGCCTGTGATGAGATTACCTTCTGCCCAAATGTTAAAATCCGGCGTCATATCAATCCCATAATTTTATGGTTGGCTTTGCTGAGGCTTTTTTAATTTCGGGCAAGGTGATCAATAGTCCTGCAGGTAAAAAACTGCCCCATTCAGCAAGCTCAGGGTTAGACGTTAAAACAACTTCCACAGCACCTGATTGAAAGCCATAATGCTTCCAGCAGATCCAGTCCAACATGTCATATTCTTTGGTTCTATAAAGCGTCATAAATCTTCCCCGTAACGTTCCAGGCTTAATCTAAATTCAATTTTTCGGGGTACACCGTCCGGTAAAAAGGTATTTTGCGTCTCTTCAATTTGAGTAATGACAAAACGCCCTAAGACTTCGCTCAAACCATTAATCAACATCAGTGGCTCTTGTCTTACGGCAGCATCGCGCATCGCATTGATTTGCCCTAAACCGCCACGAAAATGCGGGTAAATAACACCGTCTAAATCAATACGGTCTGAGCCTGGCCCAACAGCTTGCAGCAAAGGTTCTTGGCCAATACGTTCAAGAGAAGACCAGCGATATTCGCTGCTACGCTTTAAACTTTGATAAGCACCGGTATTTAAAGAAAAGCGATAAGGACCCAAAGCAAGCATCATGGCAAGGCCCCAACAGGATCATATAAGGCCCCACGCGATTGCGCCTTAAGGCGACGCATCACTTCATCTGCGACTTCTTTTGAATTTTGATTGGGTGAAGCTTGGACATTGATGTTGTAACTGTTGTTTTGCGTTTTGTTTTCAACGGTTTTTGGCGTAACTGAAAGCGGAGTTTTGAGGGCATCACCAACTGGTTGCATTTCAGGGATGCTGAGTTCTGGGGCGTCTTTTTTGCCCCATAATTTATCCCAAAGGCCACCAACTGCTTTAAAGGGTGTTTTTATTTTCTCCCAGAATTTACCCAGCCAATCACCAAAGGCTTCCCATACCGGCTTTATCGGGGCAATGGCTATACCACCCACAATAGCCCCAATGGGATTGCTCATCATAGCAACCGTTAAAGCGCGAAAGCCTGCAATCACAGCTGGAAATACCCTAGAAGCTAAGGCCATGAACGAGGCACCAAGGGCTTGAAGTGCTCCACCAAAAGCAAGAGCCCCCATACGGATTGCGGTAATCAGCGAAGCGCTATTAACACCGATAAAACCTGCTTTAACAAGGGTAATCGTAATAAGCAGACCGCGCCAGGCTGTGGCAAGGGCCAAGGCTCCACCTTGAATAAAGGTCCAGGCATAGCCAAGTGCGATAGCAGCGATCTTACCGCCAATGAGAGCCGTTGTTACACCCATAATTAGCTTAGTTAGAATAGGATGAGCTTCAGCAAAGACGGCCATTTGCGTGGTTGCGCTGCGTAGCACATTGACCAGAGCATTAAGAGGCGGTAACAGTACTGAGCCCAAATTCATTCCAACTTCTGCAAGTCCGTTTTTTAGAAGCTGTAAATTATTGGCTGTGGTGTTTGCACGATTGGCAAATTCACGCTGCATCGAGCCTGCAAACTTGGTCTCATCATTGATCATGTTCACGGCTTTTTTGTATTCGTTGAGGCTGCCCACCAAGAGTGCTACATCGTCTTGATATTCCATACCAAACAGATCAAAGAGGATTCCGGAGCGTTTTTGTTTGTCCATTTTTTCCATGGCCTCAAGGAATTTAACCAAAGCCCCTTGGGCATCTTGGCCGATATCTTTTTCCAGCTGTTTGGCGCTTATACCCATTTGACGCAAAGCATCTTGGAATTTTTTACCTTGTTTGCCAGCAGTTTGCAGTTTACTGAGCATCGCATTAATTGCCGTACCTGCTTTTTCCGGAGCTTTGCCAAGGCTGATAAAGGCACCGGCAAGGGCGCTTGCTTGTACAGCAGTTAAGCCAAATTGCCTAGCTGTACCGCCAATTCTGTTAAGTGCCGGCACTATATCCTTGGCTTTGGCTGCGGTATTATCAGAGAGGTAATTGATTGCATCACCTAGCTTGGTCATCTCCGTAATGGGAATCTGGTAAACGTTTGCCAATTTTGCCATGGCATCACCGGCTTCTTCAGCTGACATATCAAAAGCAGTAGCCATTTTAGCAACGGTATTGGTGAATGCTGATAAGTCTTTAGCCGCAATACCAAGCTGTCCACCACTTGCTGCAATTTGCGCAAGACCTGCGGCTGAAAGAGGAATCTCCCGTGACATGATTTTTAAAGTCTCGCCGAGTTTTTGAAGACCATCTGGGGTATCAAAAGTAATAACTTTGCGAACATCAGCCATGGCGCTTTCAAAATCGATTGCGGCTTTAATGGGTGCGGTAAATGTTGCACCGAGCGCCACTGCATCAAACATTTGGCCACGCAGATTAGCGCGCTGGGCAAGTATCCCTTGGCGTTTTTGCATCAAGCGATCAAGGGCTACATAATGGCCTTTAAGTTTTTCGATAGACGAACCTAATTTGGTTTGCTGCGCAATAAGACATTGGATATC